ATAAGAATTCTAAGTTCTTATTTTTTGTAACAAATCCAACAAATCCATCAGCATCAATATATGAAATATACTTTCATGCAAATGTTGTAAAAAATATGGGTTACGAGGTGATTATATTAACAGACCAAGACGATTATGTAATCCCATATTGGATTGATGAAGATTTAACAAAAATAGAACATAAATCTATGAGTAAGGCTAAATTGAATCTAGGGTCTGAAGATGTATTAATTATTCCTGAAATTTTCACAAATGTAATGGAACAAACTAAAAATCTTCCATGTATAAGAATTGGCTTACTACAATCAATTGATTATATGATGAACAGTTTAGTTCCATCAGTTGATTGGTCATCATTTGGTATTGAAAAAATAATTACAACATCAGCAACTTTAAAAAATATTGTTGAAGAATTCTTTGGTAAGGATAAATTTGAAGTAAAAACATATAATATTGGTTTACCTGAATATTTTTACAATGATGAATCACCAAAAAGACCAGTAATTACTGTTGTAGGTAGAAATCCTAATGAAATATCTAAATTAATTAAACTATTTTATACTAAATATCCACAATATGGATGGATTACTTTTGATTCAATGATTACTGAATCTAAGCCACCTAAATCACTTACTAGAAAACAATATGCTGAGAGATTAAGAAAGAACTTCGCTGCAGTATGGGTGGATAGAATTGCATCATTTGGTACACTACCAATAGAAGCTATGGCAAGCGGTTGTATTCCAATTGGGTTAGTTCCTGATATTACACCTGAATATTTATTAGAAGAAGATAAGGACGGTGAAAATATCTATGCTGAAAACTCTGGTGTATGGACTAACAATTATTATTCATTACCATCATTAATTGGTGATACAATAACAAAATATCTTGATGATAGTATTGAGGATGAAGTTTTTGATAAGATGAAAAAAATATCAGATAAATATAATCAAAAAGACTCATCTGTTGAGTTATCCTTAATATATCAAGGGTTTATAGATGAAAGAACTATAGCACTTGAAAATGCAGTTGAAGGGTTAATTAAACAAGATGCTGAAGTCGAAGTAAAATAAATTAAAATATTAAATATATAAAAATGAAATTAACAACAATTATACCTGTACACGAGATGGATGATAATCTTTCAGGATTATTAACAAAAGCACTTGAGAGTGTAGTAGGACAAGATAAATATAATGTAAAAGAATTACTAACAATACTAATTCCTGTAGCACCAAGTGCTGTTGAAGCTCTTAATGTGGTATTATCTAAATTTTCAGATAATCTAAATATTAAAGTAATATTGAATAATGGTAATACTAGCTTTCAAGGACAAATTAACTTTGCATCTGAAAAAGTTGAAACAGAATACTTTACAATATTAGAGTTTGATGACGAGGTATCTGAAACATATTACTTCAATGTTGTGAAGTATGCTAATTATTATGGAAATGTAGATATATTTCTACCAATAATTATAGAATCAAATGAAAAAAATCAGGCACTTAAATTAACAAATGAAACTAGTTGGTCTAGGTCTTTTGTAGGTGAAAATGGCGAAGTAGGATATTTAAATGCTGAATCATTAAATCAATATACTGATTTTAAAATTTGTGGGTCTATAATAAAGACAAATGAATTTATTAATGGTGGTATGTTAAAGACAAATATAGAGTTAACATTTCAATATGAGTTCCTACTTAGAATGATTATAAATGGTAGTAATGTTTATATTATTCCTAAAATTGGATGTAAGCATCTAGTAACACGTGAGGGAAGTCTTTTTGATGTTTATTCAAAAACATTTACATTAAAACAAAGAAAATTTTGGTTTAATACAGCCAAGAAAGAAGCGAATTTTACTTCAGATAGAGAAATTGATACTTCTGAGTTGTTAAGTATAGCAGAATAATATTAGACAACTTCAAATATGAATGACAGTTAAAAGAAAGAAAAGAGTAACAAAAAAGAAATACTTTGCAGAAAAAGAAGAACAAGCAGTACTAGATTATAAATATGCTAAAACTCATAAGGAGAAACATCATATTTTCAATACTATTCTACTAGAGCCATTTCAGATTATGGTTGAAGCAATACTTAGACGATATCATCACCATATTGGTAATTATGATATTAACCAAGTAGAATCTGATGCGTATTCACATTTAGTTGAACAATTTATTAAGTTCGATGAAACCCGTATAGGTAAAAATGGTGAAAAGGCTAAAGCCTATAGTTATTGTCAAACAATAGTACAAAATTATTATAAAGATTGGAGTATTAAAACTTATAAAGAAAAAACTAATATATTAAGTTGGGAAGACCATTCAGATATTATCATGGAGAGGCAAGACCTTCTCTATGAAATAGATAGTACTGAAAAAACTGATCTTGAAGAACTTATAGATTTAGTTGTTAAAAATATGCGTGATAGAATTGATGAAGATGGAACTCTCAAAAAGAATGAAATCATTGTTGGTGAAGCAATTATTAATGTATTAAGCAATTGGCATATATTATTTCTTGAAGAAACACCTGATGGTAGAGTAAATAAGAAAGTCACAAACAAGTATCAGAAAAATAAGATACTTCAATTACTCAAAGAACAGACTAGACTCAATACTAAAGAGATTAGAATGTCAATGAAGCCTTATAAAGAAATTTACTTTTTACAGAAGAAAGACTTTTTTAGTGATGACGAGTAGATTTTAATCACTTGGGTATTTATAATTAAATATATTAAGATGCCTAGAAAGAAAAGACATAAATTTAAGTTTGACCAAGATAGTGTTAATTTACTATTACAAGAGTGTTATGATGACTCTAGAAATACTAAAGCTAAGATAGTAGCCTTATTTAATAAGTGGGAAAAATTTGTTAACGAGGGTGGTGAGGTACAAGCATTAGGAGACCAAATAACTAAACTATTAGGTCATGAAGCTAAAACTTTAGATCAAAAAATTGTTATATTAAGATACCTTAAAGAGGTCGTTTTTGAAAATGAAAAAATGCAACCAAACAAGGCTGAAGTTGGTGATGATGTTAGAAATAGTCTAATTAAAATGGTAAGAGAATCACAAAGTAAGAGTAAAAAAGAAAATGAGTCTGATTAATGATAAGAAAAGTATATTTACAGAGATTGGTGCATTTAATTCAATTGGAAATAGCGTTCAATTATCCGATGCTTCAAGTTCCATATCTTCTATTAATAATGGTAAGGATATAGGGGGTTTTCTTTTAGATATATTAGTTACTCTAGTTGGGAGCGAAGTATTAAAAAAAGTGACAGGTGAACTTTTAGGTGATTTTATTACTGATACTAAACCAGAATTAAAAAATGAATTAAGTAGTCAACTTGTTGATTATAATGGTGAGGATACATTACCTACTGAATTTGTAAATAATGGATATACAATTCCGGCTAAAGATATTGATGTTTATGGCAAATTAAAAACAGACCCAGCTTCAGACTTAGGTACTCAAATATATAGTGAAAATAATTCAACTAATACTTTTGATAGAAAAGCATATGAAGCAATTGTAACACCAAATACTGAGGTAACATATGATAATATAACAATATTATATAACGATGCTAGTGATGAATTTACTTTTAAACCAGTAAATTCTTCTTTAAATATTTCAGATTTCATTAATCAATTTGTAAGTAATATGTATCTATTTGATAGAACAACATTTATCACTGAGGTTCTTAATATTATCTTTGGTAGTAAAAGTGCATCTCAGAATAAAAGTGAAAAACAAATATTAGATGAGATTAAAATAAATAAAACATTACAAAATTTTATTGATGAAAAAGAAGATTTAACTATTTCAGATAATGATCTATCTGAACTTCAAAATGAAGCAAGACAAATTAAACAGGGTTTTACTGAGGTTAGTATAGGATGTTGTGATATATTAAAAGGATCAATGTCTGTTAGTCAGATGACTGATTTAAATAGTAGATTTAGAAACGCTAATAATGCTGATGATGCTGGTAATATTATAAGTAATGGTGTAATAGATAGTTTTCAAGGTGATAATACAAATGAATCAGTAGAAAATCAACAAACAATAAATGATGGTATCATTAAAAGAATAATTAATGCTATCATCATGATTTTATCAACAGTTATTACTACTACACCTGAAGCTAGATTTATTCTTATAGTAGTAAAAGCTTTTAAAAATAATAATGTAATTGAAAGTGGTGACCCAAGTAATGATTTAATTAGTTTTAAATTATTAATAAATTGTTTAATAAAAAAAGTCAAAATATTAATATTTGCTTTTATTTTTGGTCTAGTCAAAGAAGAATTAATAAAATTAATAATACCTATTAGTAAGCGAATACTCAGGGAAAAAATAAATCAATATGTCGGAATACTTCGAAGTTTAATTGGATTTGGATAATGTCAACAGATTTCTCAAATATAGAATCAATAATAGGATCAATAACCAAGATTCTTAAAATACAAACAATTGGCGGTGCAACTACAGTTCCATCTCCAATAATATTGGTTGGTGCACCCCTTAGAAGTGGATTATCTCCAACTAAGATAGCATCAAGAATAATCGCACGAAAAAGTGAAGCTGGTTTACCAGTTGGTGCATTACCATCTGGAGGCGCAAGTCCTGATGAAATTATGGAAAGAATTAGGGTCGAAGAAATTATTAAAGCAATTCAACAAGAAAGCGTTGTGACTGTTGCAATAAGACCCGGAATTACATTAACAGCAGCAGGGGCTAGTCCAGCAGGGCCTGTCACTGTTTTTGGTTCAACAATAACATTAGTATCTGCTAAAGGAATAATACAATAATGGGCGATTTTAAAGACTATACTAATACCGAATTACTTAAATTAATTAATGATGCACATGCTGATCATGACATTAAGAAAACGGATATATTTAATAGTTTAGATAATTTTAAAGAACTAGAAAATAAATTAAATAGTGAAATTAAATTGCTAGACCAAATTGAAAAAAGATATGTAACTCTTATGCAGGAATTAAACAGTAGAAGTAAATAATGGCATTTGAAAAAAAAATAACTCAACAATCTGATCCATATAGACAAGTTGGAAATAATCAAAATAAAGTTTCTAATGTATATTGGGGTGAGGTAACATCAATTGAAGATAACACAGATGGAGGGAGAATTAAAGTTAAAATTCCTGAATTAGATACTCAAACTCCAAATGAGAATTTACCATATTGTTACCCAATGATGCCTAAGTTTTTACATATTTATCCTAAAGTAGGTGAAGTAGTTAGAATTATTTTAGAAGATACTGATACACCACAAAGAAGTAGATATTGGGTTGGTAGCGTGATATCTCAATTACAAAATGTTAAATTTGATAATGTATATAGAGCTTTATCAACTACTAATGTTAAACAAACACAACCATTAAGAGCAGAATCTACATACCCAAAAGCAAAAGGAGTTTTTCCAGATAAAAAGGATATTGGAATAATTGGTCGTGATAATACTGATATTATATTAAAAGAAAGAGAAGTACATATTAGAGCAGGTAAACATACAATTGATAATGTACTTGAACTAAATAGAAAAAACCCAGCAACACAATCATTATATTTTGAAGAGATTAGTGGCGATACTAGAAGTATGTTATTACATCTTGCAGATAAGATAGCATTTATATCACATGATGGAATACCTAAATTTAGTGCTGCAGATATTACTCAAGATGAAAGAAATAGAATTGTTAGTAAAGCACATCCAATGGTGAGAGGTGATGTATTAGCTGAAATTTTAGAAATTTTTAGAAAAGCAATACTAAATCATATACATCCATACTCAAATTTACCTTCTGATAAATCAGGTATTATACTTGACTTAGAAAAAGTTAATTTAGAAAGTTTTAAACAGAATAATATCTTAATTAACTAACATATAATACTTATTTGTGTTATATTGCACGATGAGTTTACCAAATGTACCTATTGAGTTTTTTACTACATTCAATGAAGTAATTTATTATGACGAACCACATAAATATTATGTAGGCGATAAGGAATTAATATCAATGACTACGCTTATAAAAAAGTATAAACCTGCTTTCGATAAAGAGTATTGGTCAATTAAAAAAGGAAATGATTATAACTTAGAACAAGATACTATTAAATATCTATGGGATTTTAATAATGATAGAGCAGGTATAATGGGGAGTATTCTTCATGATTATGCTGAGAACATGTTCTTGAATAAAGTATTTCCATATCCAATGAAAATGGTCTTAGATCGATTTGGACATGATGCAACTAGAGAACTATTTGAATTTAAAAAAGAAAGGTTTAATAAGTTTTATGAATTAACAAAAAAAAGATTATATACAATACGTACCGAGTATGTAGTATGGGATGAAGAATTTGGATTGGGTGGTATGGTTGACCTATTAATGTATAATGTTAAAACAGGTGACTTTGAAATTTGGGATCATAAAACCAATAAAGAATTTAGTTACAATTCAGAAAGAGGAAATAAGTATAATGCTCCCTTTGATTATCTAGATGATTGTAAATTTACTGAATATTCGTTGCAATTATCAGGATATAAATACATCATCGAGAAACACACTGGGATCAAGCTAGGAACATCCAAAGTAATTTGGTACGGTAATGAAGAAGAGGATTGGAAAGTCATTGAGATGAGAGATATGACACCTCAGATTAAACAAATGTTAGAACTACATAAACTAGAAACAGAATGTCAGATACAATAAAAACGTTAAGATTACCAAATCCAATGGATAGAAAAATATTCTTTGGTAAACAAGTTGATCAAGCTAGTATTGAAGAAATAATTAAAAAAATTATATCAATAAATGAGGATGATAGTTATTTAACTAAATTATATATACTTTATGATTTGGAATATTGTCCAAAACCAATTGAAATATATATTGATACATACGGAGGTCATGTATATCAAATACTAGGATTAGTTTCTGTAATGGAAAAATCTAAAACTGTAATTCATACTATTGCAACAGGAGCTGCAATGTCATGTGGTTTTATTATGTTAATTTTTGGTCATAAAAGATTCTGTTATGAACATGCAACAATAATGTACCATCAAATAAGTAGTGGTGTTAGAGGTAAAATAGAAGATATGGAACAAGAAGTAATACATACTAAAAGACTTCAAGATAAAATTGAAGAATTTACACTTCGTAGAACTAAAATTAGTAAAGAAAAAATTGATCAAATTAGAAAAGAAAAAATTGATTGGTTTATAGATGCTGAAGAAGCGAAGAAACTAAAAGTAATTGATGAAATATTATAAATTCTTAAATATCTATTTTATTTCATAATATTTTTTATTAAAAAAATAGGTCAGGATTTTATTTTAAAGGTAATAATCTTTTAAAATAAAATCCTGACCTATTTGTAATAACATCTTCTATTTTTAATAACGTAAATAATATATACGTTTTAAAATGAAAATATTTAATAATTAAGAATACATCTCCATGGTTGAATAGTGAGTGTCACCATTTGTAACTCATCTGAACCCATGTCATTGTTTCCAAAACTTATATTAGTTATCATACATTGTTCTAAAAACCATTTTTCTACTTCAACACCAGTTGGATCAAGTGATTTCAAATTAATATTCTTTTTATAACCTGCAGCATAACCCATTCTACCTGTTAATGATTCTGCATGAAGTCTTACCCATTCCATTAGTTGAATTGAAGTGGAAGGGCCTATAGTATCTATAAAGGTTATATCAATACTTTCCCATTTATATTTACCTGCAACGTAGTTGGTCTCATTTATAAAAGGAACTTCAACTGAGTTAATACTCATTGCTGGTCTTTTAAATGATTGTACCTTCCAAACCTCAATTCCTAAATCATCTGCAAATTCTGCGAAAAATCGGTTCTCTCTCTTAGGTTCATAATCAAAAGGAATCCCTCGAATCAATTCTTGTGCCATATTATTATTTTTTGTTTATTAATGTTATATTGTAGTTATAAATACTTAGTAAAGTGAAAAACATTAAATAAATATTTATATTTTACCTGTTCTTCTTAAACTTCTTTCTTGTGCCTTACTTAATCTATCATTTGATGTAGATATATCAACAATTTCTTCTTCTTTACTTAATACATAAGAAGAATCAGTATTAAATTCACTATATATTTCTTCAATATCAAAATGATCATTGAATAATGTATCAATTTGTGAACTAGATAATTTATCTAATTCCTTCTTATTAAAATCTTCCTCATTTACAAGAGCTTCTATTTTATTTTTTTTATTCATAGTATTAGTATTTTAACATAAATACTTAATATTTTTTTTTTAGTATAAAATTTGAATTGAAAATAAAAAAGCCATGAAAAATCCATGACTTTTTTAAAATTAGAATTATTAATAATTATATATCATCAAAAGATGCACCTGCAGGAGTAATGGTAAATGTAATACCGATGAACTCCACTGAAGCAGTTGGTCTTATTAAGATTTCACCATAAAGTTCGTTTCTTGCTCTTGATTCTGGACTATTAATACTATCGTCCATTTTTACTCTAAAGTCATCTAAACCTCTTTCTCTTCTAATAGTATCTAATATTGGATTAGTCCTAGATAAGAACTGATCTACAGTTGTTTGATCATTTTGTTCAAATAATAATCTTGTTGCTATGTTAGAAATAAGAACTTTAGTTTGAAGTAATAATCTTCTTACATTAATTCTATCTAATGCTGATTCACGTACCTGTAAAGTCTTCTGACCAAAGATTACATTACCAACATCAACAAAGTCAGCTAGAGGATTAATACGTCCTTCGTAAAGAACATCTCTTGATTGTTGTGATAATTTATATCTTGATCTTGAAGCACTTGTTACACCTCTATTAAAACCAGCCGTTGCAAACCAAGGAAATTTCACATTATCGGTGAAAGCAAAGGCTTTCACTACTTCACCTGTTGGTGGTAAGTATACTCTCTTATTATTTTGAGCATCATTAATTTGAATCCAAGGAGCATATGTAGCAGCATAACTACTATCAATATCGGCTGCATCAAGTAAACCTGTAATATCATTTGAAAACACAACATCAGTTCTTGAACCAATAGTCTGTGGTATCATAATATCAGGTGCATCAATAATATATAATGAATCTGCTCTCTGATTTTCAATCATATCAAGAGTATCCTTAACTAATACAGTATTATCCGACCAGTTGATAGATGGTGTAGCAAATAAATTGATTGTTACATCTTCTGCATTAGCAAAAGTGTCAATTGCAGTTTGCCATGCAATAAAGTCAGTGTTTGGTGTTTCACCATCTGCAACACCATCAAATACTCCACCTTTTCTATAAAGGTCTCCATGACTTCTTCCATTTCTATGAACATCCCATCCATCAAATCCTCCTGCAGGAACTACAGTAAATTTACGTGAAAATAATTCACCGTAAACATCACCATCAAGTACATCAGATACAGTTCTAAATGAACCTGCACCAACTTCGAATTCACCTAATATAGTTTGACCATCAACAAAAATACCTGTAGCACCTGAGTCCATATGAAAACCTTTTGACTTTACAGCACTTTCATTTGCAAGCCCAATCATACCTTTATAGTCAAAATGATCTTGGTCATATCTAGTACCCTGTAATGAAATACCATCATATCCGTTCTCGCTTACACCAAGAAAAGTTTGAGTAAGTCTCTCGTCACTACCATAAGATGTCTTATAGAAAATCTTAGGTGCTATACCTACATTACTTGAAGTAGTTGCAGATGTAGCAAAGTTTCTTTGAAGGTAACCTTCAAAACCAGCAGGAAAACTATCCTGATTAGCACTTTGATTTAACTCAATCATTATAAATTCACTTCTTAATGGATAATCACCATTTGAAGTACCAATTCTACTTGCAACATAGTTAGTTTCACCTTCTCTCATTGTACAACGAGTGAATGATTCTAACACAATTTGATTTTGATCTGTATCATTAAAATCTCTAACTACAATATTAAACTCCTTATTCACTGGATCAATATTAGTTATAGATATTTTTACCTCTTGGTTAGCAGCATCTCCATCAGATATGGAGATAAATTTAAATAATCTCTCAATCTCAGAACCTTTTAACTCTGATACAATCCATGGTGTCTCAGGAGTTTGAAATTGTTCTTTATAATTAGTATATGTATTTGAATCAGCATCAATTACACCAGTATTTACACCATAAAATAATCCATCAGCATCCGCTTTCTTAATTAAATTAGGATAAACTGCTTCAACCCATACTTTATTATTTTTTCCTTTAGGTTTTGTACCTAATACATTTCCAATATAGTTTCTTGAATTAGGGTCTAATGAAACAGAATATATTTCTTGAATAGAGTTACCATCAACATCAGATAATCCTTGATTTACTGTTATTTCAAATGTACCAAATAAGTTACCAGCACCACTATTAGT